GTGTGGTGCTGAGTGCAACCGTAGTGGCTACGGCCGTCGGCGCGCTCGGCCTCGATGCCGGCGTGGCGCCATAGAACGCGATCTTGTCGCTCGTCGTGCGGCCAAAAACGTGGCCGTCAACTCCCGGCCCGGTCATCTGCCATAGATACGTTTCGTTCGCCATGCTGCACCTCCTTATGCGGCAAGGCCGAGAGAGGTAACGATCCCAATCAGCGTGTTAACGGCCGTGACAATCGCGTTCGCCTGCGTGCTGGTGCTGTAGGCCCAGGTCGAAGTCGAAACCGAGGAAACCGAAACCGTAGTGGCTACGGCCGTCGGCGCGCTCGGCCGAGTGGCGGGCGTTCCGCCGTAAAAAGCGATTTTTTCAGAGCTGGTCAGGCCGATCAACGCGCCATCGGGCCGGCCGTCTGTAACAATTTGATAGTTAGCCATTTATTTTAGTCTCCTTTCTTAGCCGGTGATCCGGCAGGCAAACGACGGCCGTTGCACCAGTGAGCCGCAAAGAATATCAATACGGCACGGATAGGACGAGTCGTTGATGTTGTAGTCACGCACAATCCGCAGGCTGATCCCGTCCATCACCTCGCGGGCCGCAAAGTCAACGCCCTTCGGAAGCTCCAGGTTGGCTGTGGCAAAAGTCACCGCTTCCGGCCGCATGGCGATATTCTGAGGATAGACGGTCGAGGCGGCTCCGGTCAGGAAAGTTACAACCGCGTCCTGGAGGGGGAAAGCGCTGACCGTCTGCAAGCCGCCGCTCGCGCTGGTGTACATCTTCGGTCGAACGGTAGCCGTTACAACGGAACCGGAACCATCCGCCGCAGCGGTGCAAACGAACGGCTGCAAATAGCCAAGCGTCTGCTTTGTCTCAGGATTAACAGCATAGACGCTGGCAACGGTGAACACATCGCCGGCCGCAAGCGTTTGGGTTGCTCCAGAAAGCCCCTTGATGGCGATTGACTCGGACCCTTCCGAAGAAACAGTTGCGTTAACCTGAAAATTCGTTGAAGTCGCCCGGCTGCCGGTGGTCAGGCTCGGCACGTTCTGCGACATGTACCAATCGAACCCCAGCGCCCGGCCCATCTGTCCGTCTTTGAACTGCTTCGAGATGGTATTGGCCGGGTTGAATAGCGCGATATGCGCCCCCACCGTGGCGGCCTCGGCGTCAGGATTGACGATCACAACGCGCTCAGGCACCGGAGCGAGGCAGTGGCTCAGCCGCTTGCCGGCGTCCAGGTAGGTTGACGCGGCGGCCGGGGTGGTCCCGTAGGTGCCGACAAGATTGTAAATGTACGGGATGGAATTGTTGAACGTGATGTAATCAATTTCAGCCGCAAGGCGCGCAACGGCCGGCTCGATGAATTGCTTGGAAAAGCTGTCGATGTTCTGCGAGCGGTCGGCCTCGGTGAAGAAGATGTCCACGCCGCGCACCGTGGCAACGGTCAGCGTGTCGTAAGTCTCGGTCGTTTCCTGTAGGTTGATGTTCCAATCTGACCGCACGCTGTACTGCGCCGGCGCTTTGATCTTGAGGCTCGCACCGCGCTTCATGCCGCCGATTTCAACGTCCTTGTCGTGCGACTTGTCGCAGTTCTTGATGAATTGGCAGTTCGTGTGAAGCACTTTCAAAGCCTCACGCGCAACCGCTGTTGGGGTGATAAACGTATTAGACATTTCGTGTGTTTCCTTTCGTGTTTAAAATTTTATGAGTGCCCGGTGATCTTGCCGGCTCGCCTGGCCTCAAGCCATTCCTCCATCGTCATGGCGCTTTCCGTCTTTCTGGCCGGTGTGCGCCCTCCAACTGGCGTAGGAGGCGGCGGCGCCTGGCTGGTCGGCTTTGATACCTGGCTGATTTTTGTTTCAAGCCTGCCAAGTTCCATCGCTTTTTTGATAAACGGAAGTTTGCTTATGCGCTCTGCCTCGGCCGGATTTTTTGCAAGGTGGTAGCTGACATCAACGGGATTATCAGTTTCAAGGACGGCCACAAGCATTTCTTCATTCATAACTGAATAAGGAAGCGCCTTGATAGACTCGTCGTAGTCTGGATACTTGGCCCTCCCGCCCTCGATGGTCTGAATCCTTCGTTGCTCGGCTGTCTGCAAAAAATTCCGCTGAGTTGTTTGGATCTCGGCCTGCCGCCGTTCGTGTATCGCTTTGGCTTCCCGCTGCTCAAGACGCCAATCGACAACGGCGTTCAAATACTTTTCCTCGTCGAACTCGTACTGCTCCCGCGTAGGTGCCGGCCGCGTCGGCTGAAATTCCGGCGCCGGCTGTGCCTGCTGCGGTGGTGTTTGCTGCTGCCCAGGCTGCGCCTGTTGCCGCCCCTGGTCAATCACCTTTTGCAGCATTTCCTGAAGCTCTTGCGCTCGGCGCTCGGCCTCGTGGCGCTGCCTGGTGATTTCGTCAATGCGCTTTTGGAACCAAGGCTTTTTCTTAATCGCCTGTTCTTCGGCGTCGTCGGCTTCTTTCTGCTTCTTTTCTTCCTCGGCCTTTTCGGCTGCAAGCTGCTCCGGTGTTTTATCGCCTTCCGGGTAGGCTTCTGGTGACGCGGGCGGCGGCCCCGCTTGTTCTGCGCCTTCTGCGGGTGGTGTTCCCTGTTCCAATGCTTCTTCTGCCATGTCTTCCTCTCATTTCTGCCCGGCTGAGGCCGGTAATTGAATCGCCTGGCGTTCTGCCAGTAAACTATCGAACAATACCAAGCTGCCGCAGTGTCCCCACCACAACCGCTTGAGCAATTTGAGCCATCTTCTGATCGCCGCCTTCACCTTGCTGCTGCGATTGCTGCGCCTTGCTCTGGATGTCGATCACCTTGCCTTGATTGTCTAACTGCTTCCCCTGCAAGTCCAGTTTGCCCTTTTCCATCTCAAGAGCAATTCGCGGGTCCGGCGGCTGCGGCGGCGGCTGAGCCAGTTGCTTGATTTCTTCGCTGATTTCGATGGCGTCCGGCCAATCGAGACTTTTGGCGATACGCGGAATAAGGACCGGCAACGCCTGTGGCGCAATCTGCGCTAATTGGACCATCGCGTCGGCGGCCTCCATGCGGCGTGTCATGTATCCAGGTCCGGCATCGACAACGACATCGTATTTTCCGGCGCTCAAGTCGTTGGCAATTACTTTGCCTGTTGCCGGGTCGATGATGTTAACTTTTACCCACGCGCTCATACCATCCGGCGCAACGGTGATTTGCTGCTGCTGCTCGCCCTGCCCCATGCTCTTTTTCAAATCGTCGCCAATGAGGCGGACAACGCGCTCGGTGTCGTAGATACGCGGTATCAGGTCAACCAAAATCTTTCCGGTGTAGCGGATCGCTTTCGCTTGGTTGTCGGCAAAAACATAGGTGGCCGTATCGCCCTCGCGCTGGCGTGCGATAATGGCGCGGCCTGAAGTCTCGTTCCCCTGCTTGCCAAGCGAGGCATCGAAAAGGCCAGTGGTGCTCTTGATGTCGTCCGAAGCCACCATCAAAAAGCCGGTGATCCCGTTAGTCGAAACGTCCAGGCTTTGCCGTTGCGGTATCCCGCCGGCAGTTGGGTCTGAGTTGTATGTCAGGTACGGAGCCGGCCGCCTGAAAGCCCTTGACCATTCCTGCTCGTAGCCTTCTACTTGCTTGGCGGTCACCAAATACGGCTGCTTCGGCCCCATAGCGAGTACTTCTATGGCGTTAGCGGCCCCCCAATTGTAAAGCCGCTGAGGGTCCATCGCATGGCGGGTTGCGCTTCTCAGTACGCGCTGCCCGTCTATCCAGACTTCCTCGCCCAGTTCCCGCACAACCGGGATGTATTTTCCTGCCCAATCCTGCGGACCCTCCAGCACTTGCGAGCCGGTCAGCTTGGCCCACTTGATCTGCTCGCCCTTTACAGCCCGCTCGCGCCGGAATTGCAACGGCTCCGGCATGCCGTCACCGAACACCCACCGAGACGCCGGCTGCCCTGGAATCTCTACGATCTGGCCTGTTGCCGGGTCCATCTGCTGAGACGGCGGCGTTTCCGGCTGGTCGAATATCTCAGGCTTTTTTATCTCGATAACGCGGCCGTCGGCCAGTTCGAAAAGATGGCGCTTGACCTGCTCTTTCCACCAGTATTCGGCAATTCTGATTTTCTTGCCTTCAATCCAACTCAGCGCCGCCTGCTCGGTGTTTTCCCAATCCACCTGGTCGGCGTCAGGATATTGTGCCTCAAATTCCTCTTTGGTCAGCTCGTCGGTGATGAAACAGTATTTGGCATCGCTATAGTCCTGCTCCACGCTCGCCGGGTCGAAATAGACCGAGAAGGGATTATGCAGGCGCTTTATCTTAATCTGCTGGTCGAAGCTGTCATCTTCGTACTCGGTCAGCACACGCCAGTGACCGTAGCCCCCGCGCACCGCGCATTCGTGGCCGTAATCATAGGCGCTTTCGGCGTCTGATACGTTTTCTATGTTGCGGATTAACCCGGTAAACACTTCCGCAAGAAACGGGTCCGAACCGCTGTCAACGGGCCTGACTTTAATCTTCGGCCTGTTCTGCCTGGCGTCTCCAAGGATTTGCTTGTTCGTGCCGGCGACTTTGTTGATGACCGGGCACGGTCGGCCCTTGCGGTCGGATAGTTCTTCCTTTTCCCACTGCTCGCCGTTGTCGAACTTGATGTCTTTATCGGCCTTCTCGCGGATGTCGGCCTCGCCTTCCTGGCAAAGCTCGAAACGATCCCGCGCAAGCCTCAAAAGTTCGTCGTCTGTTTTCTTTGCCATTACAAACTCGCCCACGATTGCGCCGGCTGCTCGATGGCCCGGCGTCTTTTTGGCTTAGTCTCTGCAAATCGTTTCATCATTAGCGCATAACGTGTCGCGCTAATAATATCGTCAAACTCTTTAACCACCTTGCCGTCCTTGCGATGGTAAAGGCGGAACTCGTCGAACCAATCAATCAGGTGCCGGAACACCTTAAGGCGTCCGGTCTGCATCCGCTCCAACATATCCATCAAGCCGGCCTCAACCCCGCTCGTGCCATCGTCAAACGTGGCCCTCTCAGGTAGCATGCTTAGCCCTTGCACCGAGTACAAAGATGCAAGCTGCTCGCCGCTGCCCTTGTCGTGCTGCAAGGCGTCATGCGGCCA